TTGCACCGTCTAGGGTTAACCCTGTCGTTGATGTTTGCCCGTTGTAGCGTTGAATCCAAATCTGAATGGGTCTGGCCTGCGTAATCTTGTTGGGGATTGTGGCGTAGGTAGAAACGCTGATACGAGTGATGGTCAGATCAGCCTGAGTTGAGGCGATGTTTCCGCCAGTACGGATGACATGCTCCAAGAGGTCAATGGTGTCGTTGGGTAGGGGGTAGGTGTTCTGACCCTGCACCAAATCAATCGTGCCAGTCTCAATTGTCCACAGATTGATGCCACGGTTGGCCCAATCAGCAAACATGATGTTCAAACTGCGTCTGGCTGTACGTAAGTCATAGCCCGTGCGAAGCTCGCTACCAGCGCGTTCAAACGCCTCCTCGACCAACTCGGTGAGGTCTAGGTTAAAGCTTGATGCGCCAGAGGTATTTGCCATTATCTAAACCCTGCCGTTTTCTTTGCAATGTTCTTTGGTTGTGCCACGAACTGTTTTCCCTTGGCTTTGCCCGCCCGTTTTGCACGGGTTGTAGCGGCATACTCCGCTGGGCTTAGACTTTTGATCGCAGCCTCTGGGAGATACCGCTCACCCGTTTTGGATGAGGGTTTACCCGACTTGGTTCGCCATTTCTGGTCGCCCCAAGATTTAAGGGATTGTTGTGGCGCTTTCAATCTCGGTAGCCCCCGCCAGCGGCTTTATATTTTTTAGCTACAAGCTGCGCTTTTCTCGCGCTCCATTGGCCTGCGCCTGTACCGTGGGTAGCTGCCGCCTTGACCTGAGCCACAATCCGCTTACGCAAGCTTGGCTTGGTGTAGTTGCCAGCAGCGTTTACACCGCCGCCTTCTGCGTACATATCCTGTGGCTTACGGCGGACAGCCCTCTTCCCCGGCATCTTCTTCGGGTTGATTGCGCCCATACCGCGAGAGGCCATCATCAGATCATCTTCCCACGGGTTTTGCCTTTGACAGCGCAGCCATCAGCACGGCTGGAAGCTGAACCGCCCTTGGCAAACTTTTTGCCCATTTCTGTCTTGGTGGTTGGAGCTTGCTTGGCTTTCTCTTGCATCTTTTTGTCAGCAGCCTCTTGAATAACTGACTGAGGAACAGGAGCGTCAGTGCCGCCTGTTTTGGCTTCTTGACGGTACTTAGCCGCTTTCTTTTCGTCTTCAGTCATGATTTACCTCAATACATTTTGCAGCGGGTTTTGCCGCGAGAGGCAATCCCGTCAGCGCGGCGGGATGCCGTCATACCACCAGAGGCCATCTTGACTGCGCCGCCTTTTTTCATGGGATTGCCAGCCTCATCGTAGCCTCGGCGGCCCGCCATCATTGGGCGACCAGCCTCATCGTATCCGGGCATACCAGCACGACTTGACGGAACGCGGGCGGCAGACTGCAATCTACGAACGGTATCAACCTGAGACTGACCGGGGCTGGGAGTCATTTCGCGACGACCGCGAGACATGCCAGCCTCTGCATCCCGTGAAGATTGTTGCGGTGTCACGGACGCTGGATTGACAGTGCCACGACCACCCCCAACCACGGGAGGACGTGTGCCACGGCTCATGCCTGACTCTGAATCCCTTGGGCCGGAAGGTTTGACTACAGGAGGACTGACAGAACCGCGACCAGCGCCAGCGGTTGACGTGGTGCGAGTTCCGCGACTCATGCCAGCCTCGGCATCACGCGCTGATTGCTGAGGCGTAACAGACGGCGGGTTTACGGAGCCTCTACCTGCGCCAGCAAGAGAGCCTGCGCGGGACTTGTAATTTTTCATGCCTTCAGCGGAAGAAGACGATGTGCTGGCTGGCGCTGTCGTAGTACGGCGCGGCTTGTAGTCCTTCATGCCTTCGGCTGAAGAAGATACAGTATTAGCAGATTTTGCCGGTGGACGGCGCGGCTTGTAGTTCTTCATCCCTTCTTCAGAAGAAGATACAGTGGTTGCTGGGGCAGCAGGAGCAGGCTTCTTACGGCCTTCATTACTGTAATCTTCGTTTCTGTCGTTTTTATTATTTTTAGCAGGTTCATCAGCCTTTACTTTAGGTTCAATTTTAATTTCTGGCTTTTTGTAGCCTTCATTACTGTAATTTTCGTCTTTTGCAGCTTCAGCTTTTTTAGCACCAGACACGGCTTCTCTTTGCGCGTCTGTTCGGGCTGTAGACAATTTTTTTTCGTCAGCAGTTGCAGCAGGGCCTGTTGCATCCTTACCCTTGGACATCATGTAGGCTGCGCCCGCAAGTGCAGCAAGTCCAGCTAATCTTCCAACGTTTTTCTTTGCCATGATTTACTCCTTAGCAGGCTTTGCCGCCCATTTTCATGCCCAATGGCTTAGAGCCAGACATCTTGACCTGTTTGCCTTTGGTTTTACCCTTGGCTTCAACGCCGCCGCCCTTAGCCATCTTCATGCCGTCTTTGGCGGTGTCCATGCCTTTTTTCATGGTGGGCTTGCCCATCTTAGAAGGCATCTCTGATTTGGCTCCAGCTTTTTTCTTAGCCATCATTGCCATAAAACCGGGGTTCATTTTCGTTGCCATAGTTCCACCTTCTTTAAAAAGTTCCTGTTTACCTTGATTGGTCTTTGGTTTGTTGACCGCCTGCGCATCAGCACGGCTTTTTGTGCCTTTGCCAAATTTCATACCCTTGCTGGCTTCGCTGAAATCCTTGCCCACTGATTTGGGGACTCCAACCTTCTTCGCAAACGCTGGGTTGTGAGCCACAGCATCCATGAATTTCTTTTGTTTAAGACTTGTTGCTGGCATCACTTCCCCGCTTGAATAAGCTGGTCAATTTTTGCTTCAAGGCGGTTAAACCGCTGGTCAATGTGGTCAGTAATTCTCTGAACCTCTGCGTTAGTTGCGTAATCACGGGCAATCTCCTCGCGTGTGATGTTTAAAAGACGCTCGATGCGCTTGACATCCTCAAACTTTTCTCGGATAAAAAACCACAATACCCCCATGATGAGGGACAGTGCAGCAGACCAGATTGTTGCGATGTCCATTAGACCATCCTACCCTTGGTCTTACCTTTGACGGCACAGCCATCGGCGCGGGCAGAAGCGGAAGAAACTTTGCCACCTTTTTTCATGGCTGTGTATTGCTGTGTATCGGCGTTGTAGGTGTATTTAGGCGCGGCCTCTTCTTTTTTCCTGCCAAACGCGGAATTGAATATGTCAATTACCTTAGCTGGAGCATCTCGGAGTGACATTTAAACAAACCTACCTTTCGTTTTGCCTTGGACGGCACAACCATCAGCACTGCTGACGTATCCACCATCTGCGCAGTTCCACGCACGAAGGCTCTTGTTAATCCTTGAATCCGGATCGCTTGCGGTTTTGGCGCTGGTCAACTTGGCTTTCATGCCTTTCATCCGGGCGCAGAAAGAGTCGCGGCGACTGCCGCCCTGTGGCTGAGGCGGTTTCAACCCGGGTTTCCCCGGATTTGCTGCGTTGTAGGAAGCTCGTCCTTTGGCGTTCAAGCCGCCCTTCTCGGACTTTCCTTCCTTCCTCTGCCATGCGGGGGACTTAGCCATACACAATCGTCACGCCTGTGATATTAGTCACATCAACGTAAACGCCTGTGGCAAACAAAATTCCTTCGCCGGGGATGGGTAGAAGAAACGTGTTTGCCGTGCCTGCGGGGGTGTCAATTTCAAGCTTCAGTGTGCCTGAAGTACTCGTTCCATCATAGAACTTAACCGACCCTGCGCTTGCCCCCGCAAGACCATATACAGCTTTTACACGGACACGGTAGTCAACCGCTTGTCCGTCTGCCGTTAGTCGCGTTGACTGGACATCATATTGCATGAGCCGCTCCTAATTAGGAATTTGCAAACGGTGTGGCAACAGTACCAGAACCAAGCAAAACACCTGTGACATAGTACTTCAAAGAAGCCAAAACAGTCACGGTAATCCAAGAACCTGCTGCTCCACCAGTGGTAGTGCCGTCCAAGTTAATGACATCGTTTGCTGCTGCGGGAGCATAACCAGTGGCTGCACCAGAAGCATCGGTTGCTACCAATAGCAGCGAGCCAACAAATTTATCTGTGCCGTCAGTTTTGATAGCCACGGCAGTTGCGGCGGTTTCTACAAAAAATGTGTAGGTCGTGCCAACATTGTTCAGAGTATTAGGGTCTTGACCGGGGCCGCTAGAAGTAGGGTTTGCTGTTGCGTTGATGGTTGGCAGGGTAATAATCAAAGTCGCATCGTTGGTGCGAATTACCTTACCTGCGTATGTAGCAACATCAAGCGTAACGGTGTTTGTGCCGTTGGCAAGATTAACAACTGTATTTGGGCCTTGGGAATAGAAGCCAGCCATTGAACGGACTGGGCCTTGAAACGTAGTGCGTGCCATGTTTTTTCCTTACATGCAAGTGGAGGTGTATCAATCTGCATGTCGTCAGCCGGGACTGTTTGATACACCGGAGAACCCCGGAATGGTTGCAATATACACCATTTAAACGCAGTCAACAAGAGTTTAAACAAGAAAAAAGGAGCCGAAGCTCCTTTTCTCTTTTTGGTTATCAGGCAGTACCTGAAGAACCAAACATACCCAGAGGGTCAGACCAGCCGAAGCTGTAACGCTCACGGGCCTTGTAACGCACGTTGCCGGTGTCGAAGTCGCCGTCCATGCTGTTGACCAGCGGTGAACGAACGAAGTGCTTCAGACCGTTTGGCACGTCTGTAGTCAAGAACCAAGCGTTGGTGTCTGTCAAATAGTGGTTGACAGTGTAGCCGCCGGGAATTGCGCCCATTTGCTTGATGGCGTTGATGTCGTTGTCCGCTGTAGACACACGCAGTTCGGTGTCCAACAAGCGTTTAGCGACAAACATCAAGTTTGGAGGAACAATCATCTTGACAGGCTTGGCTGCAATCAACAAACCACGCTCATCAGTCCAAGCAGCGATCTGGATAACGGCGGCTTCCAAAGAAGTCTCGTTCAAATCAACTTGGGTAGAGGGAGTGTTGCTGTTGACACCGCCAGTAATCAAGGGGTGGCTGGTATTAAACAAAGACACGCCGTCGCCACCGGGGTAGCTAGAGCTAAAGCCATTGTTCAGGACGGCAGCAGCCTTGACCTGTTTGGTGTAAGCCATAGCGCGAGCCAATGACTTGGTGTAACGAGACGACAAGCTGTCGTACAAGTTATCTTCAATCGCTTCTTCAGTGATTGAGAAACCCAAGGCGATGGTTTCGTGTGTATAGCGGGTTGACCATGCCTCTTGTGCATTGTCATAAGCGATGGCAGAACCTTCGTTTTTGACTGGTGCAGCAGAAAAGCCGGACAGTTTGGTTTCTTCTTCAAAAGAACGCT